TTGTTAGGCCATTCGTGGCATCATTCATCAAATCGCTCGTCGTCAGGCTTATCCCTTAAGGTCGGGCACCTTCCCGGATCCTGCTCAGCTTAGATACTTATTAAAAATGTTCAGTAGGTTTAGACGATTACTCATCTTCCTACCTTATACATAAGAGATAATGTATTGGTTGAAAGGGGCTTGGAAAATAGGGCCGGAGGAGATTATCCTTCAGCTTGACACCTACCTTCTAGTTTCCCACCTTGCTAGACCGAAGCCATCGCAAGCCCAACACAGGTGTTGATTACACCTTTGTCGTGGAACGGAATGAGCGTGAGTACGCTATCCATCGTTCAACCAACGCCAACCCAAGACCTAAGGACTTCTCCGAAGGAATTGAGCTAACATTGGCTAAACCAGGGATAAGCGAACTGGAATCGTCTAATTCATCGACTAAATTCCACAGAGCCAAAATATCGACCTCACGGTCGACACCTATCTCCATCACTTGGATCCTAATCTGGTGAAGGCGAGTCAAACCCTTCACGAAGCTCTCCCGGTAGACAACTTGATTCATGTAATCAAGGTCTTCGTCTGCCACACCCTTGATCCCAGGATGTGACATCAGATTCCGATAAGAAACCCCGCAAACTTTTAACTTGCCACCCTCCCGATAATGGGAAGTCGCAATAGAAGCTTTATGCTCATACAGCGACTCAACCTCTGCGAGATGGTTAAGGAGTCTCTCCTTTTCCTTCAGCACGAAGGTATCCCACAACTGAGTCATAGCCCGTTCTGTCTTGAGATATGTAGACAGAATAGACTTCTGAGCCAGCCATGAGACCAAGTCTCGGAAGGAAGGCATGCCCGGCCCAGTATAGGCCACAAGATAGTTTCTCAACCGACTAGGCATAGACCAAAGACGCATTGTCAGTGATCCCAGCCGTTTATAACCGTACCCTAAGAACTTGCAATAAGCTCCTAAAGTAAGATTGTATTTCCGAACTAGCTCCATACCGGCACTAAGATTTCTCTTAGCGACGAGGAGCTCCTTCAGAGATACCGCTGAAACGTCCTTACCTTTATAAAAGGTACGTTTCGCGAATTCTACAGCCGTCCCATCTCTAGATATCAGAGACTTGTGCATACCGATACCTACTCCCAACGAAGTAAGCAGGTCTACATAAGCCCCCGCTACCTTGTGCCCGAGAATACAGATGTCATCACCTAACACCGCATACTCTCGGTACCAGCTCCATTTCCTATTTTCCCTATTACATACCCGGTACCAGGCCCACTGTACAATACAGTGGTGAGTAAACGCTAGCATTGCCCAAGAAGATAATGCTCCCATCGGTTGCCCCACGGCATACCTAAGAGGAGTCATTGTCGGGGTTGGATCTGATGGATCTTCCTTTATAGAAATCCAGTACTGACGGGCTGTCAGTATCAGACTCCAACACCCGGCCAACCATGGCCCCAGGAATGGGATCAAAAGTTGCTCTTGGAAGGCAACTGGTAAACGATCTGTAGCAGCGGTGAGATCGTACGAGAACAACGCCCACGTTTTCTTCGGTAGAACCACTTTCCGCCCGGGAGATCTCTCTCCCGGGGGCCGGTTCTCCTGAACTAACCGTCGACGCCGCTCAAGCAAACGCACAAGTGGTTTAACTTGATTGTGTGTACCATCCTGCGAGATGAATCTCAGCAGTGAGAAGATCGCTTCATGCAGCGGACGCAATATCCACTGAGTGAAAGGATCGACCATAGCGAATACTCTAACCTTACCCGCGGCCTCTACCTTAGTCCCCAGTTTCCCAAGAATTTTCCTCCAGGATAGGTTTAAAAGTTTGTTTCGATAGCGCCCCCTCCGTTTAAGTGCTAGACGGTAAGAAGCGTCATCAAGACTCACTAATTTACCATCCCGATTCATGGCCGTATTGGCTCTAGGATCGGGTTCACCCTTGGAACAAACTTCTATGAGATACAGCAACCAACGATTTCCGGTTATATTACACCAACTCTTGAAAGCTTCCCCAAGCTCTGAAGTGTTGAGGAATAGTCCCCAAGTCCTCGCTGAGAGCAGTATTGAAAGAGGCGACGTGGAAGCAATCCTTGCTACCAAAGCCGCGTCCGTCACAACTGGAGCGGATTTAGACAATAATTCCGGTTTGGCTTTCAAACTCGGAAGAAAAGTCATAACCCCCTTCGCCCGAACCGCATCCAAAATAGGATGCTCTCGACCCCGACATACCTCCACGAGCCCCTGATAAAAGGTCTTCAGAAATGGAATCATTTCATCTAACAATTTATAGTTACCCGTAAAAGGATCCGTTATGGTAGAAAGCTTCATCTTCCCCTTAATATCGATTACACGATATATGGAGAAGAGAGACAGCCACAACCTTATTACGGCCACCTCACCCTCTCGGATACGTTTCCGGTGAAGACTAGGGATAACTCTCGGTAAACCCCGAGAGCGATTTCGAGTCCGCGAAACACGAGCCCCTAGGGGCCCAGTATCGGTTAGTTTCTGGCCACCCAACGCCTGTTGGAGGAGTGTGTGACAAGATTTGAGGTAGATAACCACAAACTTAAAACCACTCGCCTTCCATAGACGATGGATGTAAGCCAGGAATGTAATAAGGACTTTAACCAACGACAGATTTCTCTTAATACCCACTACCGGAGGTAACAAAAACAATACCTTCAGG